AACAAGTTTGATACTACCATTTACAATAACAACACACTTGATCAACTGAAACAATTAGTCCTCAACGAGATCTCCAACCCTCCAAGGTAAGTCGAGCCTTGTAATTTCTACTGTACAGTTTAAACACACGTTTCTTAAATTGGTAAGATCAACGTTGTTTAAATTTCCATCCATGTGATATACTAGTATTTGTTCTCCGCTTTTAGCACGAAAATTACACCGGTCACATATTAGTTTTTTCTTAAAACCACTTGCTCGCCATCGAGGCTCTTTGGCTTTGATTTTTCTTTTTCGTCGAATGCAACTGTCGCATCGTGTGCGATAGTGTGTTTTATTTTCTGTGGTATAGTTAATTGCAACTAATCGTTGGTTACATGTACTGCAAATAGGCCTGTTCATACGGTTATTTAGCAATACAAACCTTTGCAAAGGGCAGTATAATGGTACAATAATTGCATATTCTTATAAATATCAGTAAGAGATTTATAAACAAAGGAAGTGAAACATGGCACTAACATCCCCGGGCGTAGAAGTTACTGTAATAGACGAAAGTAATTATCTACCAGCCGCAACAAATTCAGTTCCATTTATTTTGATAGCAACAGCTCAAAACAAAGTAAGTGGTGCAGGTGTAGGAGTAGCCGCAGGAACAACTGCAGCCAACGCAAATAAGCCTTACTTGGTAACATCACAGAGAGACTTATCAGCAACATTTGGAACTCCGTTCTTTTATAGCACAGCTGCAGGAACAAGTATTAACGGATACGAACTAAACGAATATGGTTTACTAGCAGCCTATTCTGCATTAGGAGTAAGCAATAGAGCATACGTTCAAAGAGCAGATATTGATCTTAGTCAACTTACTGCAACAACAACACGTCCAACTGGAGATCCAGCTGATGGTACTTACTGGTTTGACACTGGTATAAGTGCATATGGTGCTTTTGAATGGTCAGCAACAACAAATGCATTTACTAACAAAGTTCCAACTGTAATAACAAACGTTGCAGACTTAGTTGGCGGTGTAGCAAGTGGCGTACCTCTTGATTCAATTGGTAGCATTGGTGATTATGCAATCAATACCACAAATACCAACAATCCATTATATTATAAATCACCAGGAAACACAGCAGCCAGTGTTACTGCAAATTCATGGGTACTCGTCGGAAGTGATAGTTGGAAGAACTCATGGCCAACAGTGATTGGTACTGCAACTAATCCAACAATAACAGCAGGTAATAGTTTTGTAATAAACGATACAACTGTTACTGCTAGTGGAACAAGTTTAACTACTATGGCAAGTGATATCAATAGTGCCAGTATCACAGGCGTAAAAGCATTAGTAAGTTCTGATAACAAATTAGAAATTTATGCAGACAGTACTGCGGCTAACGATGGATCGACTGATAACGGCAATGGTATTGCAATGATCGATGATGGTAACAATTCTACATTGTTAACTGAGATAGGAATTGCTACAAGTACTTCGAGATCAGGTAAACCATACTATGCTCCAGTAATACACTTTGGTCCAAACTATAGCAACCCACAATGGCAGAGCTTTGATACAGAGCCACATCCAACAGGTAGTGTTTGGTTTAAAACAAACAATGTAAATCTTGGTGCAAATTATGTAATTAAAGAGTATGCAGTTGCAACAGATACATTTACAACAATTAATAATCCATTGTATGCTAATGATTCTACTGCAAATAAAAACTTAGATCCCACAGGTGGCGGAGCAAATATTGCAACAGGATCTCTTTACAGTCATTATGATTACTCACAAAATCAAACATATACAACAAAAGTTCTTGAGAGATTTACTACTGGTGCTACCCTTGTAACTGGAACAGCAGCAACTCCGACATTTACTCAAAATGACACATTTACAATTGCAGCTAGTGCTAAGAATAGTACAACATTGACAACTGCGGTAACTGCTACACTAGGTGGCACTACTGCAACTGACTTTGTTGCAGCTTTTACTGCCGCAAATGTTGCAAATACAACTGCAAGAGTATTATCAACTGGTGCAGTACAAATTGAACACACACTAGGTGGTGTAATTGTTTTGCAAGAAGGAACTGGTACTCCTGTTGCGGACGCAGGTTTTACAGCTTTGGTAACAACTGGCCAAGTAAGAATCGAAGGATCTCTTATAGTTCTTACTAACTGGATTGCGTTAGGTACTGGAAACACACCAGTTTACACTGCAAGTTCAACTGCACCAAGTATTGATCCAGCAGACGGAACATACTGGTATTATAGTACAACAAGTGAAATTGATATTATGATTCAAGATGGCGGTACATGGAAAGGTTATCAAAATGTAACCAGTGATGCTAGAGGTTTTGACCTAAGTGCAACTTCACCAGATGGTCCGATTGTGAGTGTCACACCACCAACACTTCAAAGCGATGCAAGTGCATTGGTATATGGTGATATTTGGATTTCAACTGCTGACTTAGACAACTGGCCATTAATTTATAGATGGGAAAGTGTTGCTTCAGTGGATCAATGGGTATTGATAGACAATGCAGATCAAACAGGACAAAATGGCGTATTGTTTGCAGATGCACGTTGGGCCGGAAACGGAACAACTGATCCAATTACAGGCGATATACCAACTATTAAGAGTTTACTAGTAAGTGACTATTTAGATCTTGATAAACCAGATCCTGCACTTTATCCAACTGGAATGTTACTTTACAATACAAGACGTAGTGGATTTAATGTTAAAAGTTTCCAAGTTGATTACTTTAATGGGACAGACTTTCCATTTGCTACTTATGGTGCATTACCAACAGTGACAGATGCATGGGTAACTGCAAGCGGTAATCAAACAGATGGTGCTATGTACGCAGGAAGAAAAGCAGTTAGAGCAATTGTTGTTTCTGCACTAAAAGCAAGTATTGATGGCACACAAGAACTACGTGAAGAGCAAAAGATATTTAACTTATTATGTTGCCCTAACTATGAGGAACTAGCAAATAACCTAGTAGCATTGAACAACGAGAGAAACAATACAGGTTTTATTCTAAGTGACATGCCAATGCGTACACCAGACACAGGAACTGCTATTACCAATTGGGCAACCAATGCAAATGGTGATGGATTAACAACTGCTGATCCATACTTTGGAGTGTTTTATCCAAGTTGTCAAACAACTGACTTATCAGGTACAACAGTGGTTGCACCAGCAACACACATGATACTGAGAACTGTAATACGTTCAGATGATGTTGCGTTTCCTTGGTTAGCACCAGCAGGAACAAGACGTGGTACTGTTGATAATGCAGCACAGTTGGGTTATGTAAATGCAACAACAGGTGAATTTACGCAAACTGCTGTTAGACAAGGTCTAAGAGATACATTGTATGAAAATTCAATTAACCCGATTACGTTTATTCCTGGAAGTGGCATACTTAACTATGGTAACAAAACAACATTTACTGGCAGTTCACTAGACAGAATCAACGTTGCAAGATTAATAGCGTTCATTCGTGGTAGACTTGAAGTAATTGGTAAGAACTTTGTGTTTGAGCCAAACGATCAAACAACACGTGATGAGATTAAAAACTCAGTTGAGAGTTTGATGATTGATCTAATTGCAAAACGTGGTATATATGACTACTTGGTAGTATGTGATACTTCCAACAACACACCGGCCAGAATTGACGCCAACGAATTATATGTTGATGTTGCAATTGAGCCAGTTAAAGCTGTTGAGTTTATCTACATACCAGTTAGAATTAAAAACACAGGTGAGATATCCGCAGGTAACGTAGCAAGCTCAGCTGCGGTTACTTAAGAACAAGAAAAAAATTAAAATGGGGCTTAGGTCCCATTTTTTTGTGACAAAATTTAGATAAATACTTTTGTAATAAGGAGAATTAGAAAATGGCCGTATCATCGCTAACAAGAATGACAGTACCTTTGGCATCAGACCAATCCAGTCCTACACAAGGACTGTTAATGCCAAAACTAAAATATCGCTACCGGGTGGTATTTGAAAACATGGGCGTGTCTACACCTAGAACAGAACTTACCAAACAGGTAATGACTTTTACTAGACCTACTATTAACTTTGAAGAAATAGAAGTACCGATCTACAACAGTAGAATCTATCTTGCTGGACGTCAAACATGGGACGCTGTATCAGCAACATTTAGAGATGACGCTGGTGGAAACGTAAGTAGATTAATTGGCGAACAAATTCAAAAGCAAATGGATACACTAGAGCAAGCATCAGCTAGTTCGGGTATTGACTACAAGTTTGTTACACGTTGTGAAGTATTAGACGGTGGTAACGGAACAAGTACACCAAACGTGCTTGAAACTTGGGAATTATATGGTTGCTTCTTAGTAAGTGCTAATTATGGTGACTTAGACTACGCATCAAACGATCCAGTAACAATTGAATGTTCATTACGTTATGACAACGCAGTACAAACACCACTTGGAACAGGAATTGGTGCTACAGTAGGAAGAACACTAGGTGACGTTGTAACTGGCTAATTAAGTTAGAGGAGTAACTTATGGCTTTCGGTGAAGACGTACTTAAAGGTTTTTTTGGTAACGATTTCTTAAGAGATTATACACATGCGAGTAAAACATTTCGCAGTAATAACTCGGCCCTTTCTCCACGTAAGAAGTTTTTATTCCACGTTGTTTTTAATATCAATACTTTTTTGATTCCGCAACTTCAGGCAGTGTTTAAAGCACAAGACGTTGCTAACATGAGTATGCTTGTTAAGGAAATTAAACTTCCTGCCTATAAGTTTTCAGTTGACACTATGAACCAGTACAATAGAAAACGCAAGGTTCAAACACAAATAGATTATGATCCAATCACTTGCATAATGCATGATGATAACAGTGATCTGGCCAGAGAGTTATGGTATAACTATTATTCTTACTATTATAAAGATTCTAGTCAAAAGTACTTAGACGCTGCAGTAACAAATGGTAGTCTTGGACAAAATGCCAGTGGTGTTGATCCAGGTGCAGCTTTTCCTTATGCTTTCAGAGATATTTATTCACAAGAGAGAGCAATAAATGACTGGGGTTACATTGGCGAAAGTTACATGGATGGTCCCGCTAATCCAAGAGGTGGCAAGCCAGCATTTTTCCGTGATATAACTATATTTGGATTTAACGATCATCAGTTTGCAGCCTATGTCCTTATTAATCCGATTATCAGTTCATTTGAACATGACACATATAACTATAGCGAAGGTTCGGGTATTATGCAAAATACCTTTACTTTTGAATATGAAACGGTCAAGTATTATCATGGCGCTATAAATGGCAAATCACCAAATGATTCGATTCCAAGTTTTGGTAATAATGCAAACTATGATACAACAAAATCTCCATTGGCAAGACCGGGTGCGACAGCTACAATCTTTGGACAGAGTGGTTTGATTGATGCAGGTTCTGGTATTATAACTGACCTGAGTGCAGGAAATCTTGCAGGTGTAGTTGGAGCAATACAAAAAGGTGGTACTGCTTTTGAAACTTTTAAAGGTAGAGATCTAACTGAGATGTTTAAGACAGAATCAACAAACATGGCTCGAAGTGTTATAAAAGAAGATTTACCGGGTGCTGCTAGAGGATCAGGTTTCTTTCCAAAACAAGCACGGTTTACTAATATAAACGAGCAAGCTGCCACATTGAAATCAGCAAATACAGGAACAACAACTAATCCAACAAACATCAATGGACCAATTACTGTACCAAATCAAGTTGGTACAAACCCTAATCGAAGAGGTTAGTAAAGATGGCAACAGTAAACTATCCAAACCCAGGAACAGATCCAACAGTAAGAGTATTTGATGACTTTTACAATCGTGAGTTGGTAATTGATCAAAATCAATATGATACAGTGTATAGTTTCTTTGCAAGTATTTTTGCAAGCAAAGAGCAAGCAGGTAATTTTACACTAAGTGTATTTCAAATACAAGAGGATAGCGGAACTCCTGTTGAAACCCTACTGCAAGAACTTGCCAACCAGAACACTATACAAATTACTGCTACTTTAGCCTACTATCTAAACAATCAACGCAGTAACACTACCTTACTTGGTATAACTACTGTTCCAACTCCAAACCAATATACTGCCCGCAATATACTAATATAGGTGAAGCATGGCTAACAAGTTCCAGCAAGGTCCTTATGTTGTAATGAATCCTAAAAAGTATGCTGGTAAAGGCGTACCTAAATATCGCAGTGGTTGGGAACTTGCGTTTATGAGATTCTGTGATAGTAATGATCATATAATAACTTGGTCAAGTGAAAGCCTTGTAATACCTTATATAAATCCACTTACAGGAAAACAAACACGTTATATTCCAGACTTTCTTATACAATACAGAAACAAGCATAATCAAGTTGTTACTGAACTAATAGAAATTAAACCAAAGAAACAAAGTATTCTTGAAAGTAAAGCCAGCAATAGAGACAGAGCTATTGTTGCAGTTAACTATGCTAAGTGGGCAGCCGCTCAAGCATGGTGCAGACGCAACGGACTAACGTTTAGAGTTATAACAGAGGATGATATTTTCCGCCAAGGCGGAAAGCGTAAATAAGTACAATGAATACTTGCGAACTATGTAACACAACATTCACATGCGAACCCAACTACACATGTTGGTGTATGTTAGAACCATTGGTAACAGTGAATACTGAGTTGCAAGATTGC